TGCCCAAACGCAAGGACGGTGAACGATGTCCGGAAGTCTCCCGCATTACCGGCTTGGCCCGCAGAGCTACCAGGTCTCGGTGACAGTCCTCGGCGGCCAGCTCGTCCAGGCCGACGGCTCCTCCGCGACCACGGTGTCCGTGGCCGGCGCAGGCGCGACCGCGGTCCTCGGCGTCGCCGGGAACGACGCCTCCCCGATCGTCTCCCAGGCCGGGAACACCACCGGCTACGGCGACCCGCTGGTCGATATCTCCGTTCTCCCGGACTACGTGTCCGTGTACGCCGCACCTGGTGACCTGCACGTCACCTACGCCGCGAACGCCACCATCGGGGCGCTCCTCAAGCCCGCCGCGGCGGGGGCCGTCACCCCGTGGGTCTCCGGCACGGACGCCGCCGGGCTCATCGTCGGCCGGTGCACGCAGCCGGGCGGCGTGACCATCTCCGCGAACGCCGTCGGCCGCATGCGGCTCATCAACTAGCCGCCGCGATCTTCCCTGACCTTTACCCGGCTGGGCTGACCGCCGGAAAGCACGAACCATTCACCGAAGGAAGTGACCTGTGCCCACTCCGGCCTATTCCAGCCTTGACGGCCCGCGGATTACCGTCGATGCGCTCCTGAAGGACCCGCTGGTTATTCCCGCGCTCATTCTCGACATGACTCAGAATGAGTTCATCGTTGACGCTGTTCTGCGTCAAGGCGGAATGGCTACGAGTGGCGCGGTGCGCTATTCGGAGAGCACGCCGCTGTATGCCGACGACACCCCGGAGATCCGCGCCGAGTTCGCGGAAGTCCCGGTCGTGCCGACGAGCGTCGGGATCCCGCGCGTGGTGTTCGCCCACGAGCGGGCGATGGCGATCATGGTCTCGGACGAGATGCGGCGGCGTCAGGCGATCGACCCGGTGACGCGGCAGCTCATGCAGGTTAAGAACACGATGACTTACTCCTGGAATAGCGCCTTTTATTCCGCTGTGATAGCGAATGCCGGGATTCAGACGCTAGCCGTAAGCAACCCGTGGGCGTCGAGCAACGCGACCATCCGCGGCGACATCGCCAATGCGGTATATCTGGTGGAAAACGCCAGTATCAGTTCAAACCTGGGCATCTCGCAGTGGCTTGGCTTCGAAGCCGACACGATGATTATAAACCACGGCACGAAGAATACCCTGCTTCAGTCCAGTTCGTTCGCGGCGCCCTATATAGGGGACATTGCGAGTGAGAATCTGCAGTATACCGGGGTACTTCCCAATAAGATCTTCAATCTTGACGTTCTGGTATCGCGTCAGGTGCCAGCCGGCAATGCCATAGTCATGCAGCGCCAGCGCTGCGGGTTCGTGGCCGATGAACTCCCGTTCACGGCCGGCCCCCTCTACCGAAATGAGGAACGCAAATCCTGGCGTTCCGACACACAGCGGGCATCTGCCCTAGGGTTGGATCAACCGCTCGCAATCGTACTATTGTCGGGCGTCTAGTCCAAACCGGACATCTGACCCATCATTCCGAGGAGAACCACGATGCCCGCAGGCAGCGCGCGCAGCACCAGAGACGACTCCCCCGAGACGGCAGCCCGCAGGCTGAGGGAGGAGTCCGGGCCGCCAGCGGCGCCGAAGACGGCGCTCTGGGAGGCTCTCGCCAACCTGTCGGTGGGCCGGGACGACACCAAGGAAAAGTCCGCGGATGTCGTCCACCCGCACGAGACGGTCTGGCTCACCGAAGCGCAGTCGGCCGGCTTCCTGGACCCGCGCCGCCACCGCGTCCCCCCGATCCGCCCGGCGAAGGACCAGAACAAGCCAGCGCCGCCGATCACGGCACGTGACCTGTTCGGACGCCCCCCCGGACCCCCGGTCGACGCAAGGCCCGACCCGCCGCGTGACCCGGAGCGGACCGTGCTCGGCTACCCGCTCGGCGCATCCAAGGTAGAGGGCGAGTCGGCGGACCGGGAGTACGCCACGAACGCTCCGGAGGCCAATGATCCGCAGGTAGACCTGTCCGTGGATCCGGACGCCGCCAAGGACCGCTAGACCATGACCGGTCCCGAGGTGGCGCAGGAGTCACTGCGGTGCGCTCCCGGCCCGCGCAGCCGGTGGCGGATCGGCCCCTACGAGTTCGAGCGCTGGCCGCGTGCTGAGGACGGCCCTGCGTCCGCCGGCCGGTGGGGATGCTGCTACCGGAACTCCCGAGGCGTCGGGAACTGCCGTTCTCCTCTCGGCGCGTTCCTGGCCCTGCGGCGCAGGCTGCGCGAGCCGTCTCCGCCGCCTCAGGACGGCCCGTGAGCGTTTCGTGGGACCCGGCTAATCCTGGCGCGGTCAGCAGCACCCTGGACGACCAGCCCGTGCCGGACGACGACTACGTCTGCACCCGCTGCACGCGCAACCAGTGCGAGAGATGCACCGAGCGGGGCTGCGGATGCTGTGCGGGCGTCCCGGAGGACTGACAGCATGACTGCCCGCTTCCGCCGCCAGCGCCGGAACCGCGTCCCGATCGAGATGGCCGAGGGCCGGCGGGGAACGCACTGCCTGCCCGAGACCGGCCTGCCGGAAGGCTTCGTGCTGCCATCTGCCGCGCTCACCCCGCCTGCTGACCTGCGACGGCGAGGAGGCGGCATGGCCCAGGTCGCCCACGTCGAGGTCACGCTCACCGACGTGCAGCCCGTGGCCCGGTTCATCGCCGCAGTGTGCCGGGCTGACGCCATGATCCGGTCGATGACGAAGGCGGAAGCGGCGGCACTGCCGGAAACGGTGGCGGCAGGCGTGGCCGAGCTTCAGTCGGCTGTCACGGATCTCGGTGCCGTGCGCGACCCTGCGGAGGACTGATGCCGGTCTCCTACTGCGCGCCGAGCGACATCCGCTCCGCCGTGGCGGGTACGGACGACGGCACGGGGACGTGCGCGATGCTCACGGATGCGCAGCTCAGTGCGGCGATCAAGCAGGCGTCCAGCAAGGTCAGCGCCTACGCGGGTACCGCCTGGTACACCGATGCCGCGGACCCCACGATCACGGTGCCAGACCTGGTCTTCAACCTGACGGTGCAGATCGCGACGTTCTACGCCACGCTGACGTACCGGAAGGGCAAAGACCTCAGTCAGTACGATCCGGTCATGCTGGGCTATGCCGACGCGATGGCCACGCTCAAGGACATCATCAGCGGCAACATCGAGGTCGAGCCGGTGCCTCCGGGTGACCCGGTCGCGGCGGGCGGCCACGTGATCAACACGGTTCCGCGGTCGTTCACTTACGAAGACAGCGGCGTCGAGCCGGACGGCCGGGGCGGGATCACGGCAGCGGGAGCGCCCGGGTCGCTGCTGCGCGACGGATGGTACTGACCGGCCGTGCTGGTCGAGTGCCACCACAAGAAGGCCCGCAAACCGCACCGCAAGCCCGTCAAGAAGAAGGCACCCCCGAGCAAGCACCGCACGGCGGACGGCAAGCCCGTCCACCACAAGCCCGCGAAGACGCGCACGGCGGCCGGGAAACCCGTGCCGGGGCCGAACCGGACCGCAGCGGGGAAACCGGTGCCGAAGAAGCATGTGCACCACAAGCCCGCGCACAAGAAGCCGGTGCATACGAAGCCGGCGAAGCATCACTGACGGAGCGTGGTCATGCCGCTGGTCATGGTCACCGTTACCGGCGACTTCCCGAACGCCATCGGCCAGGACGCGTCGGTCACGTTCACGCCGAGCGCGGACCTGGACGACCCCGCCGACGCCGAGTTCGTCGCCATGGTGCCTGATGCGGTGGACCTGTCCGCGACCGGTGCCTTCTCGGTGCCGCTGATCAGCACCGGCAACGCCCAGATCGTGCCGGCCGGCTGGCAGTGGCAGGCCGTGCTCACGGTCGGCGCCAGGAGCGGCACGTTCTCGTTCTACCTGCCCGAGACGCCCAATCCGGTGGATCTCACGGTGCTCATGCCGCCCGGATTCCAGTTGTGACCTTCTCGCGGGTTCTGGGCTCCGTAGCCTTCACCCCGCAGTACGGCCTGTCTCAAGCGTCCGGCGCCGCGTGTTCTCATTGGTACAGGGACGGCAGAGGCGGTAGCCGTCATAAATCGTGTAAGGGCCACCGCACTTCGGGCAGCATTCCTTCCTGGCGTTCACCGACCCGACACCATCACCGCGCATCAGGTTGATCTTGTGCGTGACCGGCTCCAGGTGCGCCGGGTTCACGCACAACGTGCTCCGGCAGCCACGTTCCTTCACGTGGTCGATTTCCAGGCCCTCCGGGATCGTGTCGACGAAGTGCTCATACGACCAGCGGTGCGCGAGGACGAGCCGCTGCTCCGCGCCGTCGCCCATGTAGAGACGCCCGTAGTCACAGGCTTCCCGGCTGAGTGTTGGGCCGGTCCAGATCCAGCAAGCCCGTGGGTCGGACTGGTCGGGGACGTAATAGTTGAACCGCTCAAGCGGCGAGAGGCCCAGCCTCGGACCGCCTGCAGCCGGGTCTCCGTGCTTCTGCCAGCGGCAGTAGCAGGCATCACAGAGTTGCCGCTTCTTGACCTTGAGTGGGCCACCGCCGCACGAGATGCAGGGCGGCTCATCTGGAATCGTGACACTATCGGCCACAGCGCAGCTCCGTTCTGCGTAGGGCCGGGATCACGGTGTTACTAGCACCGCCCGGCCCGCTTTGATTTCTAGTTCGATTCTACCTTCCGAGCACGATGCAGGGAGGTGGTGCTAATGGATACGTTCGCGGATAGGTGCGACGAGCTTATGGCCATGGTCGGGACTGGTGATCTGACCGGAACGGTCGTAGTCGACCAAATCTACGCAGCGTACCAGTTACGCGGCATAACGGACTAGACTTCAAGCATCCTCGCGGGGGCCAGGCGCAGTACTTGACGGCGCCGCTCATGGAGAACTATCCCGAGTATTTTGCCGCCATCGCTGCGACGGTCCTCGAAGACGGCGGCGAGGCTGCCATGATCCATTCAGCCGAGGATCTCGCCGGCGACGGCGGGGTAGCTACGCGTGCTCCCGTACTTTGGTGGAACCTGCGCCGCTCAGGCCACCCGTTCGTGACCTCGGATGGCGCGATCGTCTACGACCGCGCGCCCGAGCAGGAATACCTCACCGAGGATCAGCTAAAGGCGATCTACCGCGAGCATCACCCAATTCCTTCCGTCCACTCCGAGCGCGAATTGCGCTTCCTTTGGGCCACGGACACGGAGTGAGGTGCTGCGGGTGATCGGCCGCCGCGTCCAGTCCTTCGCCGAGATCGAGCGGCCGGGTGACTACTTCGGCCCGACGGCGGACTTCACCGGCAGCGTGCCTGCTGTGTTCTTCCTGAAGCCGAACGCCCGCGACGAGGACGCGCCGCCGCACGCGCGCTCGGTTCAGCACGTCTGCTCGCCTCCGCACACCTTCCGCGAATGCCCAGACGGGTCGCTGGAGATCCGGGCCAGCATCAGTAACCGGCTGGCCGGTGACACCGATGGGCGCACCGACGACGGCTGGCACGGCTGGCTGGACGAGGGGCACGTCTGGAGGCAGGCGTGAGCGAGACCGTGATGCACCAGGAAGCCCCGGACCCTCAGGCACTCCGCGAGCTGGTCGACCAGCTCGACTACAAGGGCTGGCAGGTGTACCTCGCGGACTTGGACCGCGGGCAGGGCAGCAAGGGCCTCACGCTGGTGATCACCCGCGAGGGGCCGGACACCTACAACCCGCAGAACATCATCCGGGTGAACCACTACATGCCGGTGCCGCCGGCCGCGTTCAACGCGTCTTCGTGGCAGCGGTGGCTGTTCGGGCAGTTCCTCCTGGTGGAACGCCATGAAGCCGCTGAATTCTTCATCATCGGCGGCGAGCGTCCCTATGCCCCGAACCACGGCAACGGGGAAGACCCGTACATCATCCACGACCTGGCCACCGATGAGCAGCGGCGCACATCCTTCCGCAACGTCCTCGATGATGACGGCACCGGCCGGCCGAAGGGCGCGTAAATGCCGCTGCCGACGGCCTCGTTCCAGAACTGGCTGGAAAGCCTCGGCTGGAATACCACCCAGGAGTACGGCGCCCCGTTCTACCTCGGCCCCTACGTGGTCAAGGTGCCCGACAGAATCGTCACCCTGACACCCGTGCCCGGTCCCGGATTCGTGCTCGAGGCGGCAGCGGACGCGGGCACGTTCCAGGCCAGGGTCCGCGGCGGGCAGAACGACCAGGGCGACGCGGAGGAACTGGCTTACGCGCTGGACTCGCTCATCCTCGGCGCGCAGTTCCCGGCTGTCGTGGACGGTCACGTCATCATCCACGCGCACCGGCTCGGGGGCACGCCGGCACCGCTGTCGTCGGATCCCGATGACGCCGAGCGCTGGTCCTATATCTGTTCGTACTTGTGCATAGCCGGAACTTAGGGAGAGGCCAGGACATTGGGTTACGAAACGGATACGTACACGCTTCTCCCGGCAGGTACCGTCTGCGCGTCGGGCGCCCTCACCACCCCGCCCGCCGCTAACCAGTACGGCGGCAGCGACTTCAAGCAGGGCGTCATCCGCATCGCCGTGTCCGCCATCTCCGGCGCTACCGCGTTCGCGATCTGCCTCCAGGACTCCGGTGACGGCGGCACCACCTGGAACCCCACCGTCCTCGCCGCCGCGGACATGACCGGGGCGCCCGGCTACGCCACCGTGACCCCCGTCGCGGCCAAGAACTTCGAGGTCACGCTCAGCACGTTCCCCGGAAATCTCTTCCGCGTCGTCGCCTGGGCCACGGGCGGGACGGTCACCTGCGGCATCACGGCTGACCTGCAGAAATTCGTCGCTGACAATTCGTAACGGTTCCGTCTATTCCGGGCTCAAGATCCTGAGAGGCGGATCCGATGGCACGCGTCGCGCTCACCCCGGTCAACCTGGCCGGCCCCGAGGGCCTGATCCTGCCCGCCACGGGCGTCCAGACCCTGACCGGCTTCACCGGGGTCGAGTTCCAGGGCACCCAGTACACGTTCGCGGTGTTCTACATCACCACCACCGGGACCACGATCACCCAGCAGATCGGCGGCCGGATACAGGGCCAGACCCCGCCCGGCATCACCGCCGTGCTGGCGTCGAGCACCAACTACCTGTTCGGGCCCTGGCCGGACAAGGACTTCACCCAGCTGGATGGCACCGGTTATACGTACATCGACTGGTCTGGTACGCCTACGGGCACTGTGACCCTTTATCAATGCATCCCGGCACCGTAGGAGGCAGACGTGGCTAACGGCACGCAGCAGACGGCACACGAGCCGACCCCCGCCGGCAAAGACCTGTCGGACGCGCCGATGGAGACCGCGGCACCCGACACGTCCAAGCCCGCGCCCCCGGATGCGCCCGTGACCGCTTCCCCAGCCATGGCCAAGCCTGCCATGGGCACGATCCGCACCGGGTTCCCTGAGGCTGTCACCCCCGATCCGCCCAGGAAGCCCTCCGCGGACGGCAAGGTGATCCTGGCCACGGTGGCCCCGCTCGGCTCTGTGACCGTCCCCCCGCTGGACGAAGGCGGCGAGACGGTGGTCATCACCCCGGACGGCACGGAAGTCGATGAGGAGACCGCTGAGCGCGCCCTGGCGGCTGCGCAGTCCGGCGGGTACAAGCTCGTTCAGCTCTAGCGGGCGCTCACGACTGCGCCGCCTTCGGCCTCCAGGTACTGCCGGTAGCGGCTCTGCCAGGCCGACAGTTCCTTATGCCAGGCACCGGGATGCAGCGCGGCTCCGGTCATGTCAGCCGCAGCGGCGGCAGACAGCAGCGTCTCAGCCCGCACGCACAGCGCCCGCAGTTCCGGCTCAGGTGCCATGCCCCGCGTCACGACCACGGCGGTGCCCGGATGCACCTCGCCTAGCAGGCGGCAGCGTTCCGCGGACAGGGTCGCCATGTCCGCGCCCGGCATGCTGACCAAGATCGTGTCCCGCGCGCTCATCTGCGCACTCTAACGACCAGCCCCGGCCCGCTCCCTTTTCGGCGCGGGTTTTTCTATGCCCTGAACAGGAGAAACCCGTGACCGGTGCGCCGCTGCTCTATACCCCCCCGAGTATCACGACCACCAATGTCGTCTACGGAGTGGGCATCGTATTCACCGCGCCGCTGCTCACTGCACTGCCGTCGGACCAGAACCTGGGCGTTGGGTCAGCCTGGATCAGCGGCGGATGGTCGTACATTGGCGCGACCGACGCGGGAGTAAGCCTGACATATACGCCCACAACGGTTGACATCGATGTGGAAGAACAGCCAACTCCTGTGGCCGTTCTCGTTGATAAAGCGAGTTTGGTTTTGTCCTTCGATTTCAACGAGGAAACGCTCGCCAACATCCAGATTGCTTACGGAGCATCCGGGACAATCTCCGTAACCGCACCCGGAGCGGGCCAACCGGGCAAATCGGTTCTGTCTTTGTCGACGGTGGCGACCCAGCTTGCGTGTGCCGTTGTGGGCAAAAATCAACTAGGATTCGCCAGAGTATTCAGTATTCCGGCGATATCTAGCACGGGGACCGTTAAGACCGATTTTCGCAGAAGTGCGAGCCAGCGGATGTACCCGGCGTCCTTCGCGTCCACATGCCCGACCAGTTCTATCCAGATCATCGACCTCACGGCCCTGGCTACCAGCTAGTAACATCGCCTGACCTAGTAGAATGGGGCCACAACATAAGCGGGCCGGGCGGTGTGCAACCACCGTGATCCCGGCCCTGACCGGAACGAGGCCGGCTAGTGGATCAGGGTACATGTGTCATCGGCGACGGCGACTGCAGCAAGACCGGGAAGCTGACCCGCACCTGGTGCCCGAAGCACTACCAACGCTGGCAGCGAACCGGCGACTACTACGCCGTAGAGCGCATCTGGGGCGATGACGTAGCCCGGTTCTGGTCCAAGGTCGACAAGCGCGGCCCTGATGACTGCTGGCCGTGGACGGGCGGAGTGGACACAGCCGGCTATGGGGTTTTCCCTGCCGACGGCAAAGTGCGGGGCGCTCACCGCTGGGCCTACGAGCATTTCGTTGGTCCAGTGCCGGAGGACAAGCCGCACTTGGACCACGCCTGCCACACCCGCTCGAAGTGCCGCGAGGGCGCAGACTGCCCGCATCGGCGCTGCGTCAACTTCACGCGCTTTCCAGGGCAGGATGACCGCCTCCACTTGGAAGCCGTTACCCCGGCTGAAAACGCGCGGCGTGCTCACCAGGCCGAGGTGCCCAATGACGTCATAGCCGGCCTGCATGCGCGCTGGCTCGCGGGTGAATCCGCAGCCGCGCTGGCTGCCGAGGTTGGCATGCAGCACCGGACACTCAGCCAGCGCTTCCGACGCTTGTCGGAGCGCGGCGAGGTGACCGGCAGCAAGGTCAGGCTGTCGTGGGATCAGGTCGTCGCGCTGCATGCCCGCTGGAAAGCGGGTGAGCACATAGACGTACTGGTCGCTGAGACGGGTGCCAAGCGCGCCGCCATCTACAAGCGATTCAGCCGGCTCGACGCCGCAAGCTGACCGGGAGGACTCATGGCCGCAACCATCGCCTGGACCTCGAACACCGTCCCCGGCTCCCTCTCCGTCACCGGGGTTCCCGCCGACACCACGGCACGCGTCTCCAGTGCTGACGGCCGGTGCCCGAGATGTGAGCGGGCAAGATGGGAAGTTGCCTGCCCAGGCGTGGCGGGTGAAGTGAACCATCTCGGCTCGTAGCGACCCCCAAAGACTTGGCCCCGCCGTCCGGCTGTGAACGGATGACGGGGCCTTGCATTTCACTCAGGTCAGGGTCGGCCCGGCGTGCCCTCTTCGGTGCGTGCCTTCTCCCTGGCCAGCCGTTCCATGTACGCCTGCCCGGCGCGGATTGCGCGCTCGTGGTCGGCGTCGCTGAACCGGGCATCGGCGGGCTGTGCGGACATGGCCTGCACGAGACGGGCCGTCTCGGCGTCGGCCTTCGCGTTCTCCAGTGCCCTGGAGCCGATCATCGCTGCGCTGGGCAGCGCGGAAGCGCCCCCGGTCAGCACGAACGCGGCGCCGTGCAAGAACCAGTGCTGCTTCCTGCGTATCCTCATTGCTGCTTCCGTTCCCGCAACTCGATGTTGCTGGTGTCGTTGTTGCGGATGTCGCCGTCCTTGTGGACTACCTCGTAGCCGCTCAGGTCACGGACGCGCTGGGTGCGGTACTCGGCCGCCATCTCGTCAAGGATCACCCGGACCGGCACGCCCCGCCGCATGGCCTCTGCCTCCAGCCACGGCTTGAGCGCCGGGTCGGACGGGTGCCAGTTGACCGACTTGGTCTTGTGCTGGTTCGGCATCAGGACGTGTACGGGGTCTTGCCGTCGCTGCGGCGGATGGCGATGACCTTGCCGCGTGCCGGGCGCGAGGTGAAGTACGCCTTCGCGAACTGGTCGGCCTCGTAGCCGTTGGGGCGCTCGGCCACGACTTCGCCGTTGGCGGTGACCTGGTAGGTGACCGGCTTGGTCTCGCTCATCTCGTGCTCCCGTCTAGGTGGCTTCCACCTACCAATCTATGCGGGTGGCGTCCACCCGTCAAACCGGAAGGACCGCCATGGCCGGGTTTAGCGCCGGCGACGTCGTCGAGCCGCTCATCTACGACTTCACCAACACGAAGGTCCCCATCAAGGGCCTGGAGGACTGCAAGGGCACCATCCCCGAGCCCACACCGCTGCAGGTCGAGAAATTCCTGTCCGCGAGCCGGAAGGAAGCGATCCGGTCCCGGCTCGAAGCGAGGGAACTGGGGTTCACCGACGAGGACATGACCCCCGAGCAGATCCTCGAGGCGCTGGACAGGATCGACCCGGCCCGGACAGCGGCGGCGCGGAAGCGGAACGCGCAGATCCTCTCCGAACTGTGCAGCGGGGAAGTGACCACAGCGCAGTTGCTGAAGCTGCCGCACCGGCTCCTGCGCGAGTTCGGAAACTGGGTGACCACCGAGGTGCTGTCCCCGGAAGCCGGAGCCGGCGGTACGAACGCGCAGGTGCTTCCCCTGCGGTCGCAAGCCGCCGGCTGACCCTCTATCTCGCCAGAAGGCACCTGCACTACACCCCCGCCGAGTGGGACGCCATGCCGTGGCACCACCAGCGCATGTACGTGGACGGGATGGAGCAGGAAGGCCTCATCACGCGGGGCGACCCGGACCAGACGGCGACCGAGGCCGGGATCGGGCACCGGAAAGTGAACACGGGCGAAGGCGTCATCGACCTCAACGCCATGCGGCAGGAACTGAGCGGCGGGCGGTGAGCGGCTTTGGCTTGGGACGCCGGCGCCGTCGAGGCGAGACTTACGCTCGACAAGTCCCAGTTCACCGCCAGCCTCGCGGCGGCCAAGGCTGAGGCTAAGGACGGCATCAGCGTCCCCGTCCGGTACGGCACCGGAGACCTCGCCGGGACGTTCGCCGAGGTCCGGTCCGCCATGCAGCGCGCCGGGCTCGCGGACCTGCTCGACGTCAACCTCAATCCCTCGCAGATCAGCTCGCAACTGGCACTGCTCAAGCGCCGCATCCAGCAGACCGGCATCACCGACCTGCTCGACATCGACGTCAACCAGGCCGGGCTGACGGACCAGCTAGGGAAACTGCGCGGCGAGACGATCAGCATCCCGGTCGGCTTCGACGTCGGCACCCTGCCGAAAATCAGCGGCGCCCAGGACTTCAGCGACAAGATCAACATTCAGGGCGTCGCCCTCGCCGAGCAGCAGCTCGCCGCGCTGAACACCATCGCGGGGACGCTGGACGACACGCTGACCAACAAGACGCCGGCCGCGGCGCGGGCAGCCGAGTACGCGGTCGGCAACCTCAACACGCAGGGCACCAAGGGATACGGCATCTGGGGGCTGCTGACTTCCCACATCCAGCTTTTCGGCGGCGCGCTGACCGAACTCGGCGCGCCGGAGATGCTGGCCGCCGCCGGCGTGATCCACATCCCGATCGACGGCCTGATCGAGACCACGGCGGTGCTCGTCCCGGCCGCCATCGCGTTCGGCGTGTTCGGCGCCGCGGCCTACCCGGTGCTGAAAAGCATCTACACCCAGATGTCAGCGGTGTCCCTCACGTCGAAGGCCCTCGGGCAGAACATCTACCCGCTGGCCGGCGGGTTCCAGAAGATGGCCGCCGCCGCCAAGCCCGAGGTTTACGAGCTGTTCGGCGACGCCCTGGTCGTGATGGGCGCCAAGGGCGGGCAGCTCACCGGCATCATCACCTCGGCGGGGAAGGCGCTGGACACCCTCGGCGAGCGGGCGACGGTCGCGCTCACCTCGGGCGGGATGTCCACGTTCCTGTCCAAGGGCGTCACTGACATGTCCGAGATCGGGGACATCGTCGGCAACATCTTCGGCACGGTCGGGAACCTGCTGAAGGTGATGCCGGGCTACGCCGAGATCCTGCTGGGCGTGCTGGACGACGTGACCAAGGGGCTGGAGGCTTTCACCGGCTCCTCCATCGGCCAGTGGGCGGCCGGCATCTTCCTCGCGTTCCACGGGTTCGTCCTGTGGGGTGGCCTGGCCGCGACCGCCGCGGTGTACCTCGGCAACGGGCTGGTGACGCTGGCGTCGAAGTTCGGCCTGGCCGAGGCGGGCGCGCTGTCGTTCGACGCGGTGCAGTTAGGCACCGGCATCAAGCTGATGCTGTCCTACACCGGGGACCTGGCCGTCGGCCTGTTCACCATGGCCGGCGCCGAGGACGTTGCCACCGCTTCCACGGGTGTCCTCGAGGCGGCCATGATCGCCCTGGACGCGGTCAACCCGCTGGTGTGGGTCGGGCTGGCCGCCGCGGCGCTGGGGGGCCTGATCTACTGGCTGGACAAGTCCACGTCGGCCACCAGCGCGTACGACAACGCCGTGCAGAACGCGCTGGCAAACGCCCCGGTGACCGTGCTGGGCACTGACCTGGTGTATGACCGGATGTTCGCCACCAGCCAGCTGAAGGACGCCCAGGACAAGCTGAACGCGACGCAGGAATACGGCACCGTCGTCAACCTGCACACCGGGGCGACCGGGCAGGCGGTGACGGCTGCTTACCAGGCGCAGGCCGCCATCGTGTCCGGCTACGCGGGCGAGCTGGCCACCGTCCAGGGCGAGCAGTCGAACTACAACACCCTGCTGAAGTCGGCGGGCGGGAACATCGCGGTACTGGAAGCCTCGGGGATCAACCTCAACAAGGCCATCACCCAGCAGGGCGAGGCATTCCAGCAGAACAACGTCCAGGTCAAGGCGTACGTGGACTCCATGAGCGCCATGGACCTCGGCATCGGGCGCACTGCCGCGTCGAACAGTG